TAGAGCACGAGAAACTGCCGTAACAGTGGACTTCTCAATTGAGAAAGCCATCTCACCGAAAGCATTAGCGCCGCTATCACCAAGAGCTTCTCCCTGGGCCCGTGTCATACCTGTTGCAGAAGTATAAGTTCCGACAGGACTGTCATTTAGAACAGCAGGATTAGTCTCAGTAGCACCAACATCACCACCACCGATTGTACCGGCTTGGTTCTGATTGGAACGACCAGCAGCGCCTGGAAGTGACTCATCAACGAGGGCTTCTGCACCATCCTGAGATAGAAGAGAGGAACGCATGGCAAAGATCAAACCCGTTGGGCCTGTCATTGGCTGCACACCACAAACGTCATAAGCAATGAGGTTAGGCATCGCACGACGAACTAATGAGATCAAAATTGGATCCCATGTGTCCATCTGTCCACCACCCATGCTGTTGCCGGGTGCTGTCTCTGAGAGGAAAGAACGATCCTCACGCATTGACTTCTCTTGGTTTTCTAGAATTAGTGTGGTAACTGCCCGCTTATAAGAATCCGTGATCTTTGGTAGATCGGGGTGTTCTAGGACTGGCTGCCACTTTTCTTGTAGATGTTCTGTACGAAACATTTGTTTCTCCTTTATGATTTACATCTGTTTATAATATTATTGGGCACGCTTTTTGTTACGACTAATTGCCGACATGTAAGCGCCCATAGCTTCAGTCGTATCAATGTCCTGTGCGGTGCCACCATCTTCATCATCTAAAGCCTGTTCAACAATCGTCTTAGGAAAATAACTTTCCTTCAAGGTGTTGAGTTTTGCACGAAAGGACTCTTCCGAAACAAAGTCAACATCTTCTGTTAATGACTTAAACTTCTCAATTTCCGTAACGGTCAAATCTTCGGAAACCTCAGATACAACCTGTTCCCGAACCAATTGAGACTTAACATTGGTAAGAGCGATATTCTGCTCAATAACAGTGTTAACTTTCTCTTCTAGTTCAGTAATTTTGTCCGACTGTGCTTCGAGAATGTCATATTTCTCATTAGGCACGTCAATATAATGATCTTCAAACAACTGTTTCAGTCCAGAAATAAAGTCTTCTGCAATCTCGCCCTTCAAACCGCGCTCAATTGCTAACTCGTTCTCTTTCGTCCATTCCTCTACAACGTAGTTGAGATAAGTATCTACCTTTTCTGTAATAGCATCAAATGACTCTTCCTGTTTTACTTCAAACTCAGAAGCCATCACTTCGTGAATACGAGTGATTTCTTCCCGTGTCTTTGATTTAACCGCAGCTTCAAAGATTGTTGCTGCTTTGTTTTTGAATTCTTCAGAAAGACCTTCGCCATCTACGAGAGCAGCAACGTCTTCCTTAACACTAATGGACTTAATCTTCTCTTCGATCTCGTCCTTTGCATCCTCAAGTTTCTTGAGTTCTGAAAGTGCATCTTCGTCCATCTCTTCTTCATCAGGAGCATCAGGAGCCATCATATTCTCATATGCGGCTTTCAGATCGACGGCTTTCATACCTTCCATCTTCTTCATCATCTCAGCTTTGAGCATATCTTTCGTCATGCGTTTTGCTTCAGCAACAACCTCGCCCTCTTCTGGTACATAACCAGCAGCAAGTTTCTTAGGAGCATCAGCCTTGGCTGCGCCCTTCTTTTGTGCATCGCTATCTGTTGATTTTGCGACCTTAGCTGCAACATCCGTTGGAGATGATTTTGCTTTAGGATCAACAACTGCTGGTCCTCCATCAATAACTTCACCGCCAGGTGTTACTGCATCAATCTTCTTCTTAGCTTCCGCTGGAGCAGCACCCTTAGTCTGAGCATCACTCGCTTCTTCGAGCTCTGCAAGCACTTCTGCTTCAAGCTCTTCAATTGTTTGTTCTAGTTCCGACATAGGGTGTCTCCTTACCTAAGTTCTGTTGATTATTTATAAGTTAAAGTCTTTTAAGAAACTTTGCGAAGGCTAAAGCTTCCTTGTTTGCGTTCCTTTGACGTTGCTTCACATCAAATTCTCTCTTCATTTCTACCATTTCCGATTCCAACAACGCTCCATTGTTCCAAACCCACTCCTTACCTTCCATAATACCTTCAACAAAAGCGTTTGGTGCGGAAGGATCAGCAACAATGTCTGCTGCTGTTGCGAGATAGAAGTCATCCCGCACATAACTTGCTCCGCCTTTTTCGTCTAAACTACCCATTCCCCGTGAGGAAACACCTAGTTTTGCACCTTCGTCCATAAGACTCTTCACAATCTCACCCATAGGCGTAGACATAATCTTCGCCTCTCCAATAAAGTTCTTTCCATCTGGTGTCAGGGAAGTTATCATATGAGACACACGCTCTAGATTGACGGTTGGTCCGTCTGGATGTCCAAGTTCACCAAATGCACGTTTCTCATTGACAAAATTCTTGTTATACTTTCCAACTTCCTTCTGAAGAATTTCCATAGGATACACCCGACCATTACGGTTCTTGATGTCAGCCTGCATAAAGATACCACGAATCTTGTAGGACTTACTACCGTCTTCCTTTGCTTCGCAGATATACTCTACGTCTTCGACTGCCTCTGAAAATAGTTTCATTGTTCTATCCTTACGCTGTATAGTTTTCGTCTTTTTTGAATTCGATGATAACAAAACCAGATGTACCAAAAGTAGTTATTTGATGGTTACCAGAAGTTTCGGTTGTGTTTGCAGCAGTGCCGGGGATAACGCCAGCAGAACCATCATAGTGTCCAGTTCCGGCAAGTCTAATCTGAACAATATCTGTTCCAGAAGATACTTCTTGAATTTCAACATGACCAGTATCATCATCAGCACTACCTTGAGTCAATGCCCACCAAATTCTGGCGATATGTAGTTTTGCACCGTCCGCATGGCCACTCAGAGCACTTGCATCTAAAATAGCACCATCTGCTGCAGCATCATCTTCGATATCAACTTTAATTGTAACTGTTCCACCAGCGCCGGGTGCATTAACGACAGTATCTCTGAGTATTCTTGTAACAATAGCCATTCTTATCCCCTAGATCGCTAACATTTCTTTTTCAAAATATCCAAGAAGTTCCCTCTCAGGAACTTTATATTTCTTAGATACATCAGTAATTGTTCTTTCAAAACTATTTAGGAAATCCGAAGGTTTCGCATCCATTTTTTTAAACAAATTGTCTACAGCATCCTTCATTTTAGGCGAAAGACGCTTATATTGATTTGATTTCTTATGCTCATCTCTCTCTACAACCGTAGATTTATAGATTTCCTCAATCCGTTTCATTTGTTTCCACACTTGAATTAACAAAAGTCTTTGATACTTCCTTGCGTTTAATCTCCAATGCATCACCAACCTTTGCAGCCATCGCAACATTAAATGCGGTTTCTGCTCCAATATTATCACCCTTTGAAATTGAATCTACAAAATCTCTACTCATTATTCATCTCCTTTATTACCGAATCTTACGGTATCATCTGGAACACCATCTTGTTCTGGTTCCTCATAGTCTGGCATCTGTTCTGGCGAAATAACACCACCATCACCACCCTGTGGATAACGTGTAATACCGTCACCATTATCTGGTAATGAAACTCCACCGTCCATTGGATCAGTTTTAAGTTCTGTAGCAATCTGGTCACGCATTTCTTTAATTTGTGCATCAGTAAGATTTAGAACCTTCCTCAACACATACTCTTTACTAAAGAATGTACCAATATATGACTGAATAGAATCAAGTGTGCTAATTCGATCATTTAGAAGTTCTGCATCCTTCAACTCTGCAAAGTGGCCATCTTCCATGAAGTCATACTGAATATGCTCTTGCATCCTCGGCCAGTCTTCTGGTGAGATTACACCTTTAAGGAGTAGGTTAGTCTTGAGCAAGTCAGTGAACAAGGGAGTGAATTTCTTTCGAATCCGTTGAACAAACTTGGTAAATTTAAGTTCGTCACGGGTAATCTCTGAAGCCCTTCCCATACTGAACCCATTTTCTGCTTCGAGCCTACTGATTGGCACATTGAGGGAACGGTATAGTTTTCGTTGGAAATATACGATGTCATCAATCTCCCCTAGATTAGAACCGCCGGGCAGAGTAGTAATCTCCGTTCCTCTACCACCCTCACGCCGTGGAAGCCAGAAATCCTCCAACATACTCATATGATTTCTGTCGTCCCGAATTTCACCTGTCGATGCATCATAGACAAGCTTATTACGATAACGGTTCATAACATCTTTTAGATACTGTTCTGCTTTGACCTTTGGTAGATTACCAACATCAATATAGAAAATTCTACGTTCTGGTGCTCGAGAGATACGATAGATAACAATCGCATCTTCAATCATACGCAACTGGTTAACTGGTTTGATTGCCTTAT